CTTCGTTGGGGTGCCTAGAGTGTTCAGCGATGGACACTTTGCAAAACCATTTTTAACTTTGGATAGTATCCTCAGTCACATAGGAAGGAAAGATACCATGTCTGCACAGCCGTTTTCACGATATCGCGAGAGAATCCAAAAGATTGGTACCCCTAGTAAGGGAACCCATTCTTCTGGTCAACCCATTGGTATATGCAAAAGATACTCCAATGGGAATGTCATTGAGAATAGTAATATCTTTCTCACTGGCACTCAGGTCTCCCAGAAGTTCGAAAGGACTTGGGATCAAAACAATCGGATCCGAGGATCCGGTTCCCGTGTCTTCAGGACTGGAGGCCCATTCGTGAATATAAAAGTGGAAGTTCCGGCGATGCAATTTCAGGGTAGTGGTGTGTACTCAACGCTGGGAAATCCGAATTTTGGATCTTCACCAGGTAATCGTTGGGAATACACGGGTGCTTTTTCGAACCCAGACTTGACGTACGATGGCATTCCCGTCACACAGTATGCTGACGGTGGTGGTAATCGTATATCGAGTAATCCATTACTCCCTAGCATAGCAGAGTGGGAATCTCGGGCCTGGAATATTAGGCCCCAACTCGAGAGAGCAAGTCTTTTTAACTTCTTGTATGAGTTTAAAGACGTGCCGCAGATGTTGCGTCAAACCGCTAACGGCTTCCGAGATCTTTGGAAGCAAGTTGGCGGTGATCCGCACACTCCGTTCATGCATCCCAAAAGGGCTGCTGATGAATTTCTCGGACTCCAATTTGGATGGATTCCTTTTGTAAGTGACATCTCTCGCCTTTGCGAGGCTGTCATCTTCTCCGAGCAGTTTGTTCATGATCTTTCTGTGAACAATAATACTTGGGTCAAAAGGAAGCAGGTTCTAGCCAATGTCGTAGACTCCACGCGGATCAAGCGTCTGTACTCCCTAGGGTGCGAACCCTCGGGTTTTCAGATACAAGGTCTTTGTAGAGACATGGTGCTGGATGGTGTTACGTGTAAAGGTTACATGGACGTCTTCGAGGACAAAACTGACCTCGTTTGGGCCGAAGGTTCCTTTAAGTATTACCGTCCCGAGTTTGACATGAGCTCTGAGAATTACAACTCAGTGTTCAATCGATTCCAGCAGTCATTGACTGTGCTGGGTCTTCGTGTCAACCCGACGCACATTTGGCGATCTCTTCCTTGGTCATGGGCGGTTGATTGGTTTAGCAACATTGGCGATAATATAGCTGCCTTTGATGCTATTCACAACGATTCGACCGTGGCCAACTATCTGTATGTAATGCGTCACCAGATTCGAAATATCAGGTCTTTTCATCTCCTGAATTTCTGGTCTGGGGCGCTCGCGCTTCAATGGGCGCGTCGAGTTGAATCAAAACAACGTCGAACTGCAGATAGTCCTTATGGTTTTGCTCTTGGTGGCGATTTATCTGCCACCCAATGGTCGATTCTTGCAGCTCTCGGTCTCTCGCGAAACGTGAGTTTCACTAGACGATTCTGAGCCTGCAACGAGTCATCGACCGCTGCCTTAGATCAACAACCGCCTTGGAAAAGCGGGGGTCGCAGCGGTTTAACTCCAACTACTTTAGGAGGTTAACCACTATGTTTGCTGATCCTATAGCGAACGTTACTTATGCAACAGTCGCTCAGACTCTTCCACGTATTTCGACTACAGGAAACAAATCCCTGTATCGGAAAGCGGACGGATCTCTGGCCATTACCACATCGCATCAATCCAGTAAAAATCGGATTCGATCGATGTTGCGTATTGACCGGAACGTCGATGTTAATGCTGATAACGTCCTTGAGACGTACGGCGCTTACATTGTTTTGGATCGTCCCGTATCGGGCTTTTCACAAACCGATGTGGAGAATCTGATTACTTGCCTTACTGACCTCTTGCAGGCCAGTAGCAAGGCGGCAATTGGAAAACTCTACGCTCAAGAGTCTTAGAAAGGAGTCCCTATGTCAAGAATTGAGAGATTTCTCTTAATCTCGAATTTCGGGCTTACTCTGTTCATGATGTTTCTTATGTTCAGAGGAAGATAACCCATTCTAAACTCTCCGTAGATTGATTTCTACTTAGAGTAGTATAGACTACCAAAGGAGAAAAATTCCGTGACAACACTTAGTACGCATCCAAGTATATACTTAGGATTCTCGCCCATCAAGTCTTTCTCGGAAAACCTTGAAGCACTTGAGGCGGCGGGTGTCAATCTCCACTTAATTGTGGGGATGATACACCTGCCGGTTGGCTTTACATCTAGTACTAATTGCGTCATAGTCTTCGATATCGAAGCTCTAGGACGCGATCAGGCTATGATTGCATGTTACACTCTAGGGTGCCTTTTTGGGGAAAGTGGCCGTATTGTAGGCCTCCCTCCAGGGTCAACCTTTAGTGAAGAACATCGTAAAGCAGCAAAGCGAGCTAAGGATCGTCATTTCCGGAAGACTAGGAAGTCTTCCAAATGCGAGTAACGATGCGCTTTTTGGCATCTATCGGATGTCAGTCTAAGCAGACATACGTGGCTTGAAGGTTACCCCCTAGTCAGGAGGTCCCTTGAAAAGCAACGCAAGTGACTACCTAGAGTTGGCGCAGGAAATCTATAGAGATGCCTGTGCCCTGTGTCCAGCTGATGTCTCTGATTTACGCGACATTAAAACTATCTTGTCGCGGGTCAAACATGAAGGGATATCATTTTTAACTATATCCCTGCCACGTTTTGCTAAAGGGCTAGAAATGGCCCTTGCGCAAGGTGGATTCGACCCCACATGGCGGAAAACCGAATTACGTGGTTTTCCCTTCCATGGAGCAAGCCCCGTATTTCTTAGAGGTATGCTCGATCTCATGTTTGATAGAGAAACTGGGAGGATTTACGATGAACAAGATTCAACTTATGTTGTCTATTATCCCATCATTATTGATTGCATTAGACAGATATGTCTTGCTTTCAAGAAGGTGGAGCTGGATTGTACCGAACAAAGAGTACAAGCAGCGTATGACAACTTTGTCGACATCGAGCGTTCCTTCGATAGTCTTAAGGCAACGGATGAAGATATCGCGGAATTTCGTCGCGTATCTTCTGTGTTGTGGGATAATCTCATATATCATCTTTACGATAATGAGCCTACTCTTACACACGGGCCCGGTGCCACCGCTGAGCGAATTTCTGGAAACCAGAAATTTCGCTGGCGATACTGGTTCAAGCGTCTTGACAATTATTTCCCTCTTTTCGACCACGCTTATAGTTCTAGCGCGATTGATTCGGAGGAAGTCAAGTTAGTTACGCTTGTAAACCCGGAAGACGAGTTCCCTGTCAGGGTTACTCCTGTTCCGAAGACGTTGAAAGGACCCAGAATTATTGCAATTGAACCGAGTTGCATGCAATACGCGCAGCAAGGTATCCGATCCATTCTTTACAAAGGAATCGAAGCTTACTGGTTGACTTCTGGTCATGTAAATTTCCGTGATCAGACTATTAACCAACGCTTAGCAATAAGTGGTTCGACCGAAGGTCAGTTAGCTACAATTGATCTTTCTGACGCTAGCGATAGAGTTCCTCTTGAGCTAGTATCGATAATGTTTCGTGCTAACCCCCACTTGTGGGAGTCAATCGAAGCATGTCGGTCAACTCGTGCAATTCTTCCGGATGGTCGTTATATTGGACCTCTCCGTAAGTTTGCATCGATGGGTAGCGCTCTGTGTTTCCCGATTGAGTCGATGTACTTCTACACTTTGTGTGTAGCGGCTCTATTGCGGTTACATAAGCTCCCGGTTACGCAACGAGGCTGTTATTTGGCCTCGAGGCAGATCTACGTATATGGTGATGACATCGTCGTCCCCACGTACGCAGCTGGTACTGTTCTTGAATACCTACAAAAGTACAATTGTAAGGTAAACACATCGAAGACTTTCTATACAGGAATGTTTAGAGAGTCCTGCGGTGTAGACGCGTATCGTGGTGTACCAGTTATTCCAGTATACTTACGAAAGACGCGCCCTAGGAACAGGCGACATGCGGCCGAACTAGTTTCATGGAGTCAGACGGCTAACCAATTCTTCCGAAAGGGTTATGTCCGTACTGCCGAGCACATGCATTCTATATGTGCATCCATCCTTCGGATTTATCCGAGGGTTGATGAGACTAGTAGTGCCCTTGGGCGTAACTATGATCTAGCTTTTGTTATCCCACGAAAGCGGTATAACAAGAGGTACCAGAGGCTTGAAATACAAGCCTGGGTGACTAGCCCAGTCTATCGCACTGATAGACTGGAGGGTTACGCTGCTCTTCAGAAAACTTTACTTATGGCGGAAGGGCGTTCACACGTCCCTCCTCATTCGCGGGGTTCTCTGCGAAGTTACGCACTTCAGGTCTTAGAACAACCTGACGTCGATAATCTTCATTTAGAGCGTTCTGCACTGCACGGAGCAGTTGCACTAAAACTCCGTTGGGTGACGCCCACATAGGGTGTCGTTGGTGGTACA